GCAGCTCCCGCAGGTCCCGCAGGTCCGGCAGGTCCACTACCTCCATCTATTCCATCTCTACCATCTATACCATCTCTACCGTCTTTACCATCTACACCAGGAATCGGAATGTTATTAACTATTGTTGAAGGAACGTTATTAATAATTGGAACAACAGGGTCGATAATATTTCTTACTTTTTTTCTAACCTCAAGTGTCCAAGAGGAAGATAAATCGGTGCAATTTCCGTTATTATCAGTGTTTATAAAATAGTAAGTATAATTTTCTAAAGGTCTTGCCCCAACTTCAGCAATTTTAACAAAGGTTCCTAAAGGATAAGCGGCTAATTCAGAGAAATCTATTCGTTCAATGGATATTACGTCGTTGTATGTTTTATTTCTTTCAAACATCATAACTTCTAATGTCTCATTATTAGGAATAAGACATATTGAGATATCTGTTAGTGCTTGATTATTAACTCCAATGAAATAGTTGAAATTTGCATCAATTATTTTAGAAAGTATGAAGTCAGAAACAATAACTTTTTCAGGTCTAATAAAATAGTATCCCGGGTCTACGGACAAAGTAGTTCCTTGTAGTTTATAACTTATGGGCACGTATTTTATCCCCTTAAGATTTACTTTTAATTTTGGTTTATTTGCTTTATTTATATCTTCGGTGGAGTATCTGTTTTTATTTTGCCCTTCTACTTCAGGCATTCTTTCATTTATTGTTCCAAATATGACTTTTTCTACATTTCCTTCATATCTTCTAACAATCTTATAATTTACATAGTCATCCTTTTCAGTAGATGTATTAATTTCATTTTTTGGGACGGGAAGAGCTATTTCTAATTTATTATTTACATCTAATGCATCTCCAATTTTTATTAATTCTTTAGATTCTTCTGTAGTAAATCTTCCAGACATGTATTTTCCATACTCATCCACATGATATTGACCTTTATAGATGTCTCCATTTAAATAGGTATATTCTCCAGTAGATAAGTTAGGGCCTGATCTTCTATTATTTGGATCTGATAATCTATGTATATTTATGATATTATTTTCTTCCACTACTTACTAACTTTAAAATATATAGAATCATCAATTGTTTTTTCAATGTCTCCTCCATCCATCTTCACTTTAATTAGAACTTTATAATATCTATTTGGGAGAAATGTATTAAAATCTACTTTAAAATAATTTCCTTTATTGTCACAACTTATTACATTCCTATCATCAAATGGAACAACATACATAGATGTTTGTTCATCTTGTATTGCATAATAAGAAGATGTTGGTAATCTTTTACTTGAAATGTAATTTGAGGATGTAGAATATGTTTTAACTGGAATTCTATCTCTTACTAAGAATCTAAACTTTGTTTTATCTGTTGGGTAGTAAGATGCTTTTTTATTTTTGAAATGTAGGATGAAATCTTCGTTTGGTACTTGAGGGAATGAAGATATTCCTGAGAATTCTGCATCATTCCATACAATGTCTAATCTTGGGATGAATATAGTATTAGTTTCCCTGCTGAAAAATTTGACCGCTCCCATCACATCACAACTTTTCTCATCATTATCACTTCTTTTTATGATGAGACCATTATTGGGAATAGAACCGGAAATCCATTTATGAATAATTTTAGTGATGTCCATTCTTACATCCGGACTTTCTTGGTCAAAAGATTGAGATGCGACGAAAGCACTTTGATAATACCAAGTTCCACCTCCTTTTTGTGTTACGTATGAACCGGTAGTTCCTGCAACAAATGAACCGGAAGTCCACTTTTTACCCGTTGTATTAAAAGAGCCATTTCTATAAGTCCATGAAACTCCATCTTTAATTTGAGGGGAAGAATTGTAATAACCTTTTCCTTGACTCCAAGATTCACTAACAGGATATGCATATAAAGAATAAGATAAGGCTAAATTATCAGCTTGTGCCGAGAATAAGTTCAAATAATATTTACTTGATTTTTTTACAGTTCCATTCTGAATTAATTTATTTATTTCGATGGAATCTATTTGAAGCAATATCCTAGAATTATAATTGTAATTATAGAAAATATCATTAGCATCTGCAACATTACTAGATATTTTTTCTAACTCTATTATTGAATCTAAACCTGAATTTAAATCAGGTTTTCCTTCATATATAGTGGCATCTCTTATTGGATATACTGAATACTGCATTTTATGTTAGATTTACTACTCTTCCTAATATGTCTCTGTTCTTAAACTTAACTTCAAAAATTGAAGGGTCTAATGCCGGGTATAGAATATTATTCCTTGTTGCTGTAGCTATATCATAATAATTACCGGAGTATCCTTCGCTCTCCTCATATTTATTATGTATATCAAATGCTAGTATATTTTTCACTCCCTGTACATCTTTAATTAAACACATAACTTCGCTTATATAAATAGGTTGACCTATCTGCATTTTATCATTAGAAAAATAATCTCTGAGATTAGATAGGCATTGTAAAAGAACTTCATTTGAATTATATGTAGGCGATGTTAATATTTCAAAACTTACGGCTATGTTTATGATAAAAGCATCTCGTATGTTTATAGCGTCTGTTAACATTCTGTATTGTAATAGATAATTTTTAAGATTCATCTTTACTGCCATATTTAAAGGAGTAAAGTTTTTATTATTATCGTATCCTAATAAATACAAATTAAGTGATAGTGGATTTGGGATAAAATCAAAAGTTCCGAAAGCTCTAGTTTGCGCATCTCTTTCAATATGGGCTTTAGCTACTGCTCCAAATTTAGGCGGTAGAGTATAGCATCTGACCATATAGTCATCTTTTGTTACTGCTCTGTTTTGAGAGGCAAAGTGATTTATAGCTTCTTCTCTTAGAGTTTCTATTGGCTTATCTGATATACCTCCTCTAGCAGGTTCCGGGTTGTTTATGACAAGAGAGCCTACGGATGCATTATATAAAGTCGAGTCTAAGGCACCTAAAGGGGTTAGTACATTTATTGATGATATAGTAGTTATTGAATTTGCAGAGACGTTATCCGGAATACCACCACCGATAGCGTATTGTACTGTAAGAGTAGTGTTGGATGGGGCTGAACCATAAGTTTTTGTATATAAGAAATTCTCTGGGGATATACTTAAATCAACAACTCTTTCAAAATAATTTAAGCCGGATCCAACATTAAAAGGATTAGGTACAATTTCTTCATCGACTTCACTACTAACACCACCACCAAATTGTATTTCAGTCCTATCATCTAATCTAAGTCTAGTTACAAATCTTCTTTCTGTTTGTAAATAAGTTAGTAGGTAAGGTGCTGAATCTCTGTATTGAGACAAATTTTGGTCGTTATGTGGTAAATTTTGTACAGGAATTGGTATGGTATCTTGAGCCAAATAAGGCACTTCATACCACTTATTCCCATCTGAATCTGTTACGCTTAATATTTCAAGAACATTAGTTTCAGGTAATGTAATTTTATCGTAAGGTTTAGGCGATGCAAAACTAAATTGTCTTGATAAAATAGTTCCAGATACTGCTTTTACTTTTTTCCTAAATAGATAATTTTCTACTTCTCCTGTATTATCAATAGAATAAACAGATATTTCGGTGGGGTCTAAAGAAGAACTATATCTAAAATCAACAGATTCGATTGTTCTAAATGTTATATTTTCTCCGCTTGAAGCTACTAAACTAGAATCTATAGATAAAGCATACTTGAAATCAGGTTTGTTGTTAGGTCCAGTTCCAGTAGCGGGAACTACTTGGTAGATATCTAAATCTGCCGAAGCTCCTGTAATTAAGGATGGCTTAAATCCTAAAGAATTAGCAATATTGTATAAATTTATTTTTTCTTGTACAGTAGATAGTAAGGATTCTCTTAACTGAATATCTGTATAAAATGATAGAACATCTCCTACATAAGAAGCTAGTTCTATAAACATCATACCTGGGGATGCCTCATTAAAATCATTATATGTATCAGGAAAGTAATTTCTAGAAAAATCTATTAAAGATTGTCTGAATTCTCCGAAATCTTTATTTACATATTTTACATCCTTACTAATTAAATTACTTCTTTTACTCATTTTTATAATATTTCAGCGGCTAAATCATTACCCGAATTATAGATTATTATTGTTCTATTAGCACCTCGTTCTGTAACGGAAAATGTTATTCTCACATTAACTGAATTTTCTTGCTCAGAATACCCGTAGTTTTGATTACCTCCGATACCTACACTTAAATCCTTGAGGACTATATAGGGGAGCCAAAATCCAATATCATCCTGTAGGGAAGATTCTAAAAAACCTCTATTGAACGAACTGTTTTGTTCAAAGACAAAATCTCTAAGTATTGTACCAAAATTAGGTTGCATATACCTTTCGCTTTTTCGAGTCATTAGTAGATTTATTAAATTACTAATTGCCTGATCTTCAGTAGTGTAAGATAGTTTAAATGGTCCTACGTCTCTTGAAGGTTTTTTATTGTAAGCCTCTAAAGCACTCTTAACAAATGTATTTCTATTAAAAGGTAGTAAAATACCAACGGCTTTATCTAGTTCCGTATCAGGTGGATATGCCTTATATATTATTCTAGCCATTATTTAAGTTTTTCCGCTTTTTTAAGTACCGGAGTATAATTTCTAGAAAGTAATTTACTCATTAAATTACCTCCTTCTGATGAAGGTAATACTACTTTACCATCCATATCAACTACAGGTTCGTTTGCGTATGAGTAATTAGAGAAATTTATGTTTTCTGTAGTTGCTGAAGGACCATATTCCATGTCAGAGCTGTTAAAGGGCGTAGTTCCTGATAAAAGAGAGTCTAAAGAGCTGTTAGATTTAATTGGTCTTTGTTCTCTAGCATAAGTATTCTCTACTACCTTATTTGTAGTTCTATTATTTAGATTATTAAATTCTTCTTTTATTATAGATTTTATCTCTTTCTTTAATTCTTGAGATATTTCTTTTACTAAGTATTTTATAAGCGAATTCTTGTCCATGTTTATAATAAATATTTAAACCGCATAATAAATTTAAAAATTAACTTCTACTATTTTATTTAAATCCACTAATTCGTGAGATAAGTGAGCGTAATTATCTTCGTATAAAGTAACTTCTAGTTCTTTTCTTATACAGTCGGAATTAACTAATATCTTTTTTTCTACAAGCATAGATTCTTCTAATATAAATAAATTAGTCGAAAGTAATTTTTCTATGTCTGTGTTATACTTAAATTTATCTCCTACTATATACCAACCAGGTTTACATTCTTCTTTTATAACTAATATTAAATAAACAACGTCAGAAACTATCGCTGAAGTTCTTTT